GTCGTGCCTCTGTCTCTCCCCGCGGGTCGGCGCTTGGTGCGTCTGACCGTGGCGGCCTCGGGGGGTGAGGGCGTTGGCGAGTGCGGGTGTGGCGGTCCGGCGGGTGTGCCCGGGGTGTAAGCGGAAGTTCTCCAAGCCGGCTCAGTCGTCGCGGAAGTGGTGCACTCGGTGCCGGCCGCCGCGGGTGCGGCCGACGGGTGAGCCGTTGGGTGAGCCGGTGGCGGCTGCGTTGGGTGCACCGGGCGAGGTGGAGCGTTCGCTTCGTGCGGTGCTCGAGGATGCGGGTCGGGCGGGTCGGTATCAGGCGGTGCTGGCTCTGCGGTTGGCGCGGCAGTTGGACAGCGGCACGTCGGTGGCGGGTGCGCAGGGTCTGGCGTCGCAGATCGATTCGCTGATGCAGGCGGCGCTCGATGGCGTGAAGCCCGAGCCGGACTTCGTGGATCAGATGGCGGAGCGCCGGGCGGCGGTGCGGGGCGCCGGATGAGCGCCGCGGTTGCCACGGTGGTGGATCCGGCGTGCTTGCACGTTCCGCCGGGTCGGGTGGGTAGCTTCGCGGACGATGTGTGTGAGGTGGCGGAGCGGTTGGGCCGGCCGCCGGTGCCCGAGCAGCGGATCGCGATCGATGCGTTGACGTCCTATGACCGGCGTGGGCATTGGTTGTCGACGTCGGGTGGGGTGGAGCTCGGGCGCCAGAACGGCAAGACGTCCACCATCGGGGTGCCGATCTTCCTGTGGTCGTGCTTGACGGACCCGGATCTGTACATGTGGACGTCGCATCGGGCGCGTACGCATCTGGCGACGTTCCGGGATCTGGCGGGGTCGGGACCGAGGAGCAGTGCGGGCCTGATCAACTCGTGTGACTGGTTGAGCCGGCGCGTGCGCCAGGTCGACTATGAGAACGGCGCCGAGGCGATCGAGTTCGTCAACGGCTCGCGGTGGGAGTTCCTGTGCCGTTCGGTGGGTGTGCGTGGCACGCCGGCCAAGGCGATCGGGTTCGACGAGGCGCTGATGTTGGACGCCGAGACCGTGGGGGCCATGACGCCGGCGTTGGCGACGCGGTCGCTGCGCGGTGATGCTCGGGCGCTGTTCCTGTCGTCGGCGGCGTTGCGCAGGAGCGCGTTCCTGCGGTCGTTGCGGCGGCGGGCGCTGGCGCGGGATCCGCGGCTGACGTATGTGGGTTGGTGGGCTGCGGGTGGTTGGGCGGAGCCGGGGTGCCTGGACGATGAGTGCACGCATGCGATGGGTGCCGAGGGATGCTCCCTGGACCGTCCGGAGTTGCGGCAGGCCGCGAACCCGTTGCTGGGCAGGCTGATCTCGATGGGGTTCCTCGATGAGCAGCGTGCGTTGCTGCCGCCGGTGGAGTTCGGGCGCGAGCATCTGGGTTGGCAGGAGGAGGGCGACGAGGCGGTCGACATCGATCGCTGGATGTCACTGGCCGACGAGGAGTCGAAACCTCTGCCGTGGCCGCTGGTGCTGGGCGTGGACGTGTCTCCGCGGCAGATGTCGGCGGCCGTGGTGGCTGCTGGCCGCCGCGCTGATGGCCTGGTGCACGTCGAGGTGATGGCGCACCGTCCGGGTGTCACATGGTTGCGGGGTTTCCTCGAGGACATGCAGGGTCGCACGGGTGCGGTCGTGCACCACACGGGTGGGTCGACCCCGGTGATGTCGGTGGTGGGGAGCTTCGACCAGCTGGCCACGGACGTGATGAGTCAGGTCGAGTTCGCTGCGGCGTGCGGCGTCATGGATTCGCTGGTGACCCGCGCCGGCCTGCGGCACCTGGGGGATCAGATTCTGGCGCGAGCGTTGGAGGTATCGGTGCGCAGGGCTGTGGGTGATGGGAGTTTCGTGCTGTCCCGGCGGGACTCCGCCTCGGATATCTCGCCGGCTGTGGCCGCTGCGGTGGCTGTCGGTGCGCTGGACCTGATGCCGGCCGGTTCGGGGAGCGGGGGCGTGTGGTGACCCCGCGCGAGTGGGTGACGACGGCGCTGGACCTGGTGGGGTTGGTGTCGGTGGCGGCGGGTTCCGCGGCGGCGGTGTTCCCGTGGTTGGGCTGGGCATGCCTGGTGGTGGCCGGCGTCGTGGTGCTCGGCGGGTCGGCGCTGGCGGCCCGGGTCGGTTCGCGGCCGGCTGGGCGTGAGTCGTGAGCCTCTGGCGGCGTAGGGGTGTCACGGCGGCTCAGGATCTGATCCCGGGTCGGACGGCGGCACCGCGCGGGCTCCCGCTGGTGACGGCGGATTCGGCGTTGCGGCACTCGGGTGTGTGGGCGGCGATCCGGCTGCGCGCGGACCTGATCTCGACGATGCCGGTGGACACCTATCGGATGGTGGGCGATGTGCAGGTACCGCTACCGAATGCGCCCGTCCTGGTGCAGCCGGGCGGGCCTGAGGTCGACATCATCGAGTGGCTCTACTCCTCGCAGGTGGATCTCGACCGGTGCGGTAACGCCATCGGCCTCATCACCGAGCGGACCTCGCTGGGGTTGCCGCTGCGGATCGATCTGCAGCCGATCGCCGAGTGCTCGGTGCGCACGCTGCCGGGCGGCGAGGTGCGGTATCGGATCGCCGGCAAGGACTACCCCCGGTCCCAGGTGTGGCATGAGCGCCAGTTCACGGTGAGTGGGCTGCCGGTGGGGTTGTCGCCGGTAGCCTACGCGGCGTGGTCGATCGGTCAGTATCAGTCGGCGGCGCAGTTCGCTGCCGAGTGGTACGGCAACGGCGGGACGCCGAAGGCCGCGCTGAAGAACACGGTGCGGCCCAACGTGTCTCAGGAGGAGGCCGAGACCGTCAAGGCGAAGTTCAAGGCGGCCACACAGGGCGGCGACCTGTTCGTCACGGGCCGTGAATGGGAGTACAAGCCGATCCAGGCCGAGGCGGTGGGCGCCGAGTGGCTGGCTGCGCAGGAGTACGGCATTGCAGATGTGGCCCGGTTCTTCGGCGTGCCGGCCGAGCTGATTGGCGGCGCCGCGGGCGGGTCTTCGCTGACGTACGCGAACGTGACCCAGCGCAACCTCGACTTCCTCATCATGCACCTGGGGCCGAGCGTGGTGCGCCGTGAGCGGTCCCTGAGTCAGCTACTGCCGCGGCCGCGGTTCGTGAAGCTGAACCCGTCGGCGCTGCTGCGCATGGACGACGAGACGCGGGCCGCGGTCATCAAGACCCGGCTGGACTCGCGCACCCTGACCAACTCCGAGGCGAGGGCTTTGGAGAACAGGCCGCCACTGACCGATGCGGACCTGGCGGAAATCGCGAAGATCTACGGCCCACCGAAGGTGAGCCCGGCACCGGCCGCGGCTCCGGTGAAGGGATGAGCATGGACATGACCCGACGGGCGGCGGCGCAGGCGCGGGCCGCGGCGATGGGCGCCACGGCGCCAGGTGAGCACGCCGGCGAGCTGCCGCGGGAGTTGGGCGCGGCGCGTGCCTGCCCGTTCCCGGCGTCGCTGCGCGCCAAGATGGAGGACCGCAACGGGCAGCAGCTCTACCACCTGACCGGGATCGCCTCGGTTACGGACAAGCCGTACGAGATGTACGACATGTTCGGCCCGTACGAGGAGATCGTTGCGCGCGAGGCGTTCACCGACACGTTGGCCGCCGAGCCGGACGTGGCGTTCCTGGTGAACCACAAGGGCGTCACGATGGCCCGAACCACCAATGGCTCACTGGAGCTGGCGATGGTCTCCGAGGGCCTCGGCATGGACGCGTGGGTGAACCCGAAGCGAACCGACGTCAAGGACCTCGTCACCGCGATCGACGACGGCCACATCGACCAGATGTCGTTCGCGTTCATGCTCGAGGAGGGCTGGTGGTCGGACGACTTCTCGACGTTCAAGATCACCAAGCTGTCCATCGATCGGGGCGACGTGTCGGCGGTGAACTACGGCGCGAACCCGTACACCTCGATTGCCGCCCGCTCCATGGGCATCCTGGCCGACCTCGACCGGATGCCGGCCGGCATGGCCCGCGCCGCGCTGTCCCGGCTACAGGGTCGCCCGGACCTCACCCCACAGGATCCCGCCGCGGTGCGGGTGTCGCTGCAGTCGGACAGCGCACCTGATCGCCCGAGCGGTATGCGCATGTCCTCGGTCGGCGCGTGGCTCGCCACGGTCGAGCTCGACCAGAGCTGAGCGCACGCACCACCTGTACTGAAACCCCGCATCACCCCCCCCAAGTTCTGGAGCCGGCAGTCAGACCGGTGCAGCACGAGCACGAGCGCGAGCGGCAGTCAGACCGTGGCGACCTCGGGCCAAGGGAGTTCCGTCATCCCCCCAACCCCAAGGGAGTCCCAGGTCATGACGACCTTCGATGAGCTGATCCTCGCTGCCGAGGTTGCTCTCACCCAGGCCACCAAGCGCCGTGAGCAGGCGCTGGCCACCGTCAAGTTCGTTCACAAGAAGGCGCAGAACGAGGCCCGGTCCGTCCTCACCGAGGACGAGGAGGCCGAGATCCGCGCCGCGATGGAGACCCACGAGCGGGCCGACCGTGACGTGCGTGCCGCCAAGCACAACGTCGAGCAGCTCCGCACCGCCAAGGACGCCGAGGACGCGAACACGCGCGCCCTGGCCGAGCGGATGGAGGGCGGCCCGAAGGCCACCGACACCGCGGTGCGCCCGGCCTACGACCGGGTGGCTCGTGTCGGCCGTGAGGAGCGGACCTACCACGAGGGCAACAGCCGTGGCGGTGGCCCGTTCCTGCGAGACGTGCTGGCGCAGTTCCTGTACCGCGACATCGAGGCCGAGCAGCGCCTCATGCGGCACATGCAGGAGGAGCGCGTCGAGCGTGGTGCCTACCTCGAGCGGGCGGCCGGCACCGGTGCATTCGCGGGCCTCACGGTCCCGCAGTACCTCACCGAGATGTACGCGCCGGCTGTGGCTGCGCGGCGGCCGTTCGCGGACGTGATGACCAAGCTGCCGCTGCCGTCGCAGGGCATGACCGTCAACATCTCGCGCATCACGACCGCCACGTCGGTGGCGCTGCAGGCGTCCGAGAACACGGCCGTCAGCAACACCGACATGGACGACACGATCCTGACCGAGAACGTGCAGACCGCGGCCGGTCAGCAGACGTTGTCCCGCCAGGCCCTCGACCGGGGAACCGGCATCGAGGACGTCGTGATGATGGACCTGCAGCGGCGGTATGCCACCACGCTGGACTCGACCATCGTCAACCAGGCCACCACGGGTCTGCTCGCCGTGGCCACCGACGTGGCCTACACCGACGCGACCCCGACCGGCCCCGAGCTGTACCCGAAGATCCTGGGTGCCGCTGCGGGGTCCGAGGCGGCCCTGCTCGGCCAGGCCAACCCCGACGTGGTGGTCATGCACTCGCGCCGGTGGTACTGGCTGAGCAAGGAGATGACCTCGACCTGGCCGATGATCGCCCAGCAGGGCATCCCGGCCCAGGCGGCGGGCGTCAACTACGCCCAGCGGTACGGATCCGGGTTCCGCGGCCTGCTGCCCAACGGCCTGGCCGTGGTGGTCGACAACAACCTGCCCACCAACCTGGGTGCCGGCACGAATGAGGATTCGATCCTCGTCGTGCCGACCGAGGAGAGCTTCCTCTGGGAGGACCCGGCTGCGCCGCAGTTCATCCGGGCCGAGCAGACCGCGGCGGCCAGCCTCGGTGTCCTGCTCGTCCTGTACGGCTACTTCGCCTACACGCTGCGGCGGTACTCGAACAGCCACCAGGAGATCACCGGCACCGGCCTGGTGGCCCCGACCTTCTGAGCCCAACCGTCCATGGGGCCTGGGATGCATCGCCTTCCCAGGCCCCGTGGGCTGTGGAGAGGAACTGGACATGTTGAGTGCACACGAGCAGCAGGTGGCGGCTCTCGAGGCCGCCGCCGAGCAGGGGACGGACGCCGCCAGGCGTGCCGCCAAGGCGCGCGCCGCCATCGCGGCTGCCGCGGAGCAACGGGCCGAGCGCGCCGCCGAGCGGGCCGCCGACTCGACCGGTGGTGAGCGTGAGGTGCGATCCGAGCCCCCCGCTGGCCGCAAGGCATCCCCGCGCCGGGAGACCGCGGACACGGCAGGGGATGGCGGCCAGTGAGCAGCCACGCCGAGGAGTACGCCGCCGCGGTGCGGGCGGCCGAGGCCGCCTACACCGCGGCCTACCAGGACGCCCGCGCCGACTTCGATTCCGCCCTCGCGGCGCTCGAGGGTCGGCTGGCCGAGGTGCTCGCGCCGGCGCAGGCCGAGCGTGACGCGGCCCTGGCGGCGGCACTGGCCACCTACCAGGTGGCCGAGGGCATCTCGGGGGAGCCGCCCGCCCCGGACAACACCGAGGGCGGCCGGGTGGCCGAGTCCGCCGTCGTCGAGATCGTGGAAGGGAAGTAGCCCGATGGGTCACGACGCAGCCATGTGGCGTGTGCAGGCACGGGTGGACAAGTGGGGTGAGGATGCGACCCGCTTCGCGCGGATGCGGTCCGGGCTGCGCGCGCCGCGGGCCGCGGTGTTCGCCGAGTTGGGCGTCTCGCCCGACGAGGTGGTCGAGCAGCCGGGCAACCTGCTGGTGACCGCAGGCCTCACCCGGCTGATGTCCCTGCTCAACGGCGCCGGCGGCCAGGCGGTCACCAACACCGCCACGCGGCTCGGCACCGGCAACGGTGCCGGGTCGGCCGCGGTGGGAGACACCGACCTGTCGGCCAGCGCCGGCAGTGCCAACCGGTGGTTTCAGATCATGGACGCGACGTTCCCCAGCGTGTCGGCCAACGTCCTGACCGCCAAGGCCACGTTCGCCAGCGCGGACGGCAACTACGCGTGGAACGAGTGGGGCATCGACATCGGCACCCCCACCGTCGCCTCGAGCGCGGTGGTCGGCGCGACCCTGCTCAACCACAAGACGTCCGCCGCCCTGGGCACCAAGACCGCCGGGTCGACCTGGGCGCTCACCGTCACCATCACGATCAGCTGAGCGGGAAGGGATCACGACATGTCCAAGGCGGGTTACACCCTCCAGACCGGCGCCGCGGTGGCGCTCACGGCGGCGACCGCCAAGAGCGTCCTGTGCGTCATCGCGCCGGCTCAGTTCGGCATCGATCTCAAGAAGGTGAAGATCGGCTTCGACGGCGTCACCGCTTCGGCGGTGCCGGTGCTGTGCGAGCTCATGACGTCGACACTGGCGACCAACTCGACGCCCGGCACCGGCAACACCACGGGCACCGTGGTGCAGGCCTACGGGCGCAGCATCACGGCCGGGTTCACGGGGTTCTACAACTCCACCGCAGAGCCCACCGTGCTGACCGCGTTCGACTCGTTCCTGCTCACCCCGACGGGCGGCCTGTTGTTCTACGACTACCCGCTCGGCGACACCCCGGACACCGCGGTGTCCAACGGCATCGTGCTGCGGTGCACGGCGCCGGCCGCGGTCAACGTGCGGGCCTCGTTCATGTTCGAACGCTGCTGAGCAACCCCGCGATGCGGCAGCCGGCCAGACCTCGAGTGGTGGAGCCCACGGCAGTCACGTTCCTGACGTCAGGGGCCACCTTCGCGCCCGCCCTCGAGCTGGCCGGCGGCAGCGACGCCACGGTGACGTGGCGGGTGCTCGAAACCGGTCAGACCACAACCGGATTGGCGCCGAGCATCGCCTTCGGCTCGGCCGCGCCACGAACCGTGGTCATGTCCGCGACGCACCCCGGCGGGTCGAGCGCGCTGGGCGACATCGTGACGATCAACCTCGGTTTCAATCACCTCGACGACGCCGGCATCGACAACATGGGCGCCGGGTACGACAAGGCACCCGAGGCCGTCACGGGTGTGACCGGCCTCCCGCTGTGCACCGGCCTCGTCCGGTTCGCGGCGGCCAACATCGCCGGACTCGTGGGGCCTCTGTCGCTGCGAGGGTTGTCCGCACTGCAGTTCGTGGAGTGCTTCCAATCACGGATCCAGTCAGTCGACCTCACCGGGTGCACGGCCCTGATCCGGTTGTGCCTCGAGCAGAACAACCTCACCGCGCTGGACCTCAACCCGGTGGCTGGGACGCTACGGGACCTGAGGGCCGCGGCACAGCAGGGTGGCAGCCTGACCATGGCTCCACTGGCATCCCCGATCACTCACCTGTGGCACTACTGCGTGCGAGACCAGGTCGTCGTCAACGAGGCCGTGCCGGGGGCGTCACTGCCGGCCCTCCAGCAGTTGTGGAACTGGAACACCGGCCAGACCGGCACCCTCAACCTGTCCGGCCTGAGCAGCTTGTCCTCGCTGCTGGCGTACGAGAACGGCTACAGCGCAGTTGATTTCACCGGATGCACCCCGGGGCAGATCGACCTACACACCAACTCACTCGGCCAGTCGACGGTTGACGCTGTCCTCGCCACGGTGAACGGGTGGGGCACCTCCGGCGGCGGGCTGAACCTCGCCGGGAACGCTGCCCCCTCCTCGACCGGGCTCGCCGCAAAGACGGCCCTCGAGGGCCGCGGGTGGACCGTGACGGTGGCCACCGGCAGCGGCGCGAGCACGGGATGGACCGACGACTTCCAGCGCGCCGACGCCACAGGCCTGGCCGCCGTCGGAAACGGCTGGGCGGCCGTCCTGGGCGCGGACGCGAACATCAACTCCGGTGACCTGGTGCGCACCGACGCCGGGTCCTACCGCGTGCTGTACAACGCGAATGACGGTGACCTGCCGGCGAACTACCGCGTGACCATGACGATCGCCGGGGCGTCCAAGGCGGGCGGGTTCCTCGGCGTCATGGGCCGGTGGACGGCCGGCAACGGGGTGGCCGCGTTCCTGAACGCGAACAGCTCGAGCATCGGCGAGCTGTACGTGATGGACGCCAACAACTACCTGGCCAACGCGGTGGCGGTAACGGCCGACTCGGCGATCCCCGCGTCATGGACGAACAGTGGGGTCGACTCCACGATGGCCGTCGAGTTCGTGGGCTCCACCGTGAACGTGTACCTCGACGGGGTGCTGGTCGGGCACGCGACGTCCACCCGGAACCAATCGGCGATCGGCACCGCCGTCGGCATGGTCGGCGAGGGCAACTCTCGCCGCGTCCGGTCGATCGCGGTCACGGTCTGAGGCAGCCCCCATGGCGAAAATCTCTGCACTGACAGACACATTCAACACTGCGGACGCCGCGAAATGGTCCGGCTACGGCGGGTCCGTCACGGTCAGCGGCGGCCTGCTGAGCATCGCGGCGAACTTCACCGGCCTGGCGACGGTGACCGCGGACTGGGACGCAACCGGGTCGAGCATCTTCGTCGAGGTGGTCAACGGTGGGTGGCTGCAGCTCACCAACGGCGCCGACGACCGGGCGATGGTCTTCGCTGACGTCAACGACACGAGCCTGTTTCTTCAGACGTATCAGGCGGGGGTTTTCGCGGGATCGGACGACACCGCCTACAGCACGACCACTCACCGGTGGTGGCGCCTGAGGATGGATGCCGCGGCCACGAACGTGTTCCTCGACACGGCCCCGGATGGGGCGACGTGGACGCAGCGCCTCACGCTCGGAATCACCCCGACCGGCAACTACGCCACGACGACCCTGGTGTCGCTCAGGTCGGGTGGGTCCAACCCCGTGACCATGGACAACGTCAACACCCCGCCCGGCGGTGGCGGTGGTGGCGGCGCCGTGCCCGTCGTCGTCCGCGCGCCGCAGGCTGCCGCCATCCATGCGGGGGTGTGGTGACATGTCGCGCGCCGGTCGCAGGCAGCCGAACACCCCGATCATCCGCCGCTCACCCCTGGCGGCATTCGCCACCTCGCCCGGCCGCCGGCCGTTCGTGTGGCAGGACACCGAGCAGTGCCATCGGGACATGGAGCGGTGGCGTGGCCGGGTGGTGCGGATTCAGGCCGCGCGCCCGGATCCGGGCATCGCGGACGCCGACACGGCCGCCGTGGTGGACGCCGTGGCAGCGCTGGCGCTCGCCACCTCCGACACCGCTACCACGGTGGACGCCTCGACGGCCCTGTCGGTCACCCTGGCTGCCCTCGATGCCGCCACGGCAGTGGACGCGGCCACGTTCTCGGTCGCTGTCGCCGCCTCGGACGCCGCCGCAGGGAATGACGCCACGGCAACGCTCTCGGCGACCATCGCCACCTCCGACACCGCTACGGCGACAGACGGTGTCGCCTCGGCGACCATCGCCACCTCCGACACCGCTACCACCACCGACGTCTCGACGGCACTCACCGTCGCGCTCACCACCTCCGACACCGCTACCGCAGTGGACGGCGGGACGCTGTCGGGCAGCTCCAACCCCACCGGATCGGACGCCGCGGCGGCAGTGGATGCCCCGGCCACGCTGGCGCGTACCCCGATCACCGACACCGCCACCACCGCCGACGCCTCGACGGCCCTGTCGGTCACCCTGGCTGCCCTCGATGCCGCCACGGCAGTGGACGCCGGGACCGCTTCCGCCACCACCACCGCCACCGGCACCGACACCGGCACCGCGCTCGACGTCGCGGCCCTACGCCAGGCCGAGGCGCCCGACGCCGGCACCGCGGCGGACGCCGCGGCGGTGCTCGCTCGCACGGCATCCGATATCGCCACGGGCATCGACGGCGCGGTGGTGGCCGCCTTCCTGGCGGCCTCCGATGCCGCCGCCTCCACCGAGGCCGTGCTCGCCGCCGGGGTTGCGTCGGCCGGCCGACTCGCCGGCTCGGTCAGACCCGCTCGGCACATGACCGGCGGCGCCACGCGCGCAGCCCTGACCGGCGGCGTCCTGGCTGTCGCACTGATCGGAGGCGCGCAGTGATCGACCTCGGTGACCCGCTCACCCTCACCCTGACCGTCAGAGACCCGGACACCGGGCAGTTGGCCGACGCCACCTCGGTGGCTGCGGTGGTCACCCTGCCGGATCTGACCACATCGCCGGCACTCACCGTCACCCACCCGAGCCTCGGTGAGTACCGGGCGGCCTACACGCCCACCGTGGCCGGGCTGCATCAGGTGGTGTGGACGGCCAGCGGTGCGAACGCCGGCACCCACACCGAGTCATTCGGAGTATCGGCCGCCGAGCCTGCGCTACCGATTTCCCTCACCGAGGCCCGCAGGATCCTGGGTGTCGGTGTCGACGCGGCCCGCGACGAGCTGATCCGCGACGACCTGCGCGCCGCTCTCGGCCACATCGAGCGCTACACCGGTCAGACGTACCGCCGCCAGGTGGTCACCGAGACCCACGCGTGGCAGCCGTGCGGGCTGCCCGCCGCGCTGATCCTGCGGCAGAGCCCCGTGCAGGCCGTCAGCGCCATCACGGACGCCGGCACCACGGTGGCGGCCACCGGCTACAGCGTGGATGCGCTGGCGGGCATCGTGACTCGGCTGGGTGGCTGGGGTGGCCCCGTGGTCATCACCTACACGGTGGGCGCCCTCGTCGTCCCGGATGACGTGCTCGACTGCTGCCGGGAGATCCTGCGGATCCTGTGGGCGCGGCGCTCGGGCGCCACCGGTAGCCCGCGGCGCACCAGCGGCGTGGACGGCCCCGAGCGCACCATCGCCGGCGCCCTGGCCGCGCTGAACGTCGTCATGCCCGGGTGGGCCTGATGACCGCCACCCGCTGGCCCCAGGTGGTCGATGCGCTCTACGACCGACTGCTGGCCACCGGGGGATTCCGCGCGGCCGGCGGCGACGACCCCGAGTCCTCGGCGGTGCTGCTGCTCGACGGCCCCGAGCTGGAGCTCACCGGTGACCTGGGTCGGCGCGTGCTGATCCTCGGCGGCACCCTCGACGTGGACGGCGAGGACCACGGCGGCTCGGGCCAGAGCGTGGCCACCCTGTCCGGCGAGCAGCAGCGCGACGACGCCGGACTCGTGGTCTGCCAGGTGGTCACGCAGGTGGGCATCCTCGAGTTGGCCGACGGCAGCACCGCAACCGAGGGCACGCTGCGCGCCCTGCGGGCCGAGGCGTTCGCGGTGCTCGACCAGGTCGACGCCCTGCTCATGGCCGATCGGCAGCTCGGGATGCCCAACCTGCGCCTCATGGTCGCCCGGATCGGCAACCGGATCGTGCCCCGGCAGTACCAAACCGTGACCGGCGGCGGCGTCGTGTCGGTCGAGTTCACCGTCAGCTACACCACCCGCGTTTAGAAAGGCTCACCAGTGGAAACCGTTGCCCTGCAGTACGTCGGCGGCTCGGACGCCGTCTACCTGCCCAGCCTCGGAATCGAGGCGAAGCTCGGCGAACCCATCGAGGTGCCGGCGGACGTCGCCGGTCATGCGCCCGGCGACTGGCACGAGCTCACCGAGGGCGACCAGGAGTGGTGGCCGAGGCGATTCGCCGAGGACGGCTCGACCGTCGAGACCCACGACCCCGGGCTCGGTCTGCTCGCCCAGCACGAGGTGTGGATCCTCGCACCCGCCGGCTCCGAGACCCCGCAGGAGGGCTGACCGATGAGCAGCAGCACCGATCACCGGTGGGGCATGAAGGAAGAGAGCACCTTCGGGGTGGCGGTCACGGTGGACCGGTTCTACCCGTGGCTGGAGGTCGAGCCCGACTGGGACAACCGGCTGCGATACGCGCAGGGCCTTGCCTCGGGTGGTGGCGCCCGCACCGTGTTGGCCAACCGCGTCGTCGTCCCGCAGGGCCAGGGCATGGTCAAGGTGAAGGCCGAGCTGGAGTCCAAGCAAGGTGGCGTGCTGCTCCGCGCCGGCATCGGCATGTCCACCGTCACGGCCATCACCGGTGGCAGCCAGCAGGTCTTCCATCGGGGCCTGACGACCGGATACATGCCCGGTCACACCATCCAGGTGGTCGACGTCACCAACCCGGGTGCGGACTACGTGCTCACCTATGCCGGCTGCTCGGCCGTCAAGACCACCATCGAGCAGCCCGAGGACGACATCCCCACCATCGAGGTGGAGTTCGACGCGCTGTCGCTGTCGACGGCCACCGCGGCCGCCACGGCCAGCTACGTCAGCAGCAGCGCGCTGTTCGATGCGTCGCAGGCGTCGGCGGGCCTCGGCGGGTCGTTCACTGCGCCGACCAACACCGCGCTGGCGACCGGCCCCACGGCCTTCGCGGATCTGCGCAGCTTCAAGCTCGAGATCGACCACAAGCTGCAGACCGGCGGCCGGGTGCTCGGCGCCGCGCGGTCGCGGCCCCTGGCGGGCATCCCCGAGTACTCGTGGTCAGGCACGGCCGAGTTCAACTCGACCACCATGCAGGCCGCCTACATCGCGGGCACCTCGCTGCCCTTCCAGTGCACGTGGACCACCGCCGAGGTGCTCGGCGCCGGGTTCTCGCAGCTGCAGATGGCCATCCCGGTCCTCAAGCTGACCAAGGGCATGCCGAAGATCAAGCCCGGCGAGGTGGTGACCGCCGAGCTCGACGCGCGGGTCTTCAACGACGGCACCAACCGCGACATCTACCTGGTGTACCGGACGCTGGACACCGCCCTGTGATGAAGGCCGACGTCCGGGACTACACCCGGCTGGCGGCCCGTACCCGCACCGCGCCGGCCCGGGTCCGCAAGGAATCAGCCAGGGCAATACAGGACGCCGTCCGTCCGGTGCGACGTGAGGTGGCCGCCTCAGCACGAGCCCGGTTGCCGCGCCGTGGCGGCCTGGGCGCCTGGGTTGCCGGGGCGCGTGTCGACGTCCGCCAGGTCGAGCGCGGCGACACCGTGGGTGTGGAGATCGAGAGCAGCAGGGGCAGCCACAACCTGGCGGCGATCGACGCAGGCACCGTCCGGCACCCGACCTGGGGCCGCAAGCCGATCCACGTGCAGTCCTTGCGCCCGAACTACTTCACCGACGTCATGACCGGCCCCGTGGCGCGCCGCGCCCGGGCGGCACTGACGGAGGCGCTCGCCCAGGCGATGCGCGAATCCGGCACTCCCTGACCGCATCCCGAGAGGACGCCCACTCGAAATGTCGACCTTCGTCATCCGCGGCAAGCGCTACCCCGTGTCGAACGTGTTCGACCTGGATCTCAACGATCTGCGAAACCTCAAGCGCGAGACCGGGGTCACCATCGGCGAGTTCCGCCAGTTGGCGGGCGCGCTGTACGGCCGGAGCATCCAGGACATCCTGATGGACGAGTCGGCCCTCATGGCCATGTCGATCGTCATCTGGGCGTCGCGGCGCCGGGCTGGTGAAAACGTCACCCTCGAGCAGGCGTGCGACTTCTCGCTGGTGAGTAGCGACTTCTCTGTCATCCACGATGCGGACGACGACGTGGACGGCGAACCCACCGAGGAGCCCGAGGACCCTCGCTCGGCCCGGCGGCTCGAAACTTCGCCCGCCGGGCCGCCGACCGAGCTGCTCGAGCCGCTGCCCGACAGGTCCGAGACGTGTACCCCGTCGACGACGTCGAGTCCTCCGTCCGAGGCTGGCTGACCGCGGTCCTACAGGTCTTCCCCGGCTACACCTGGTCGACCATCTGGCAGGTCCCCTACTGGCACTGGTGCGAGATGCGCTATGTGACCGAAGAGCGCACCAAGGCTGCGAAGGGTGGTGACCAGGCATGGCCGACACCTCTCTGACCTACCGCCTGTTCGGCCAGGACGTCTCGGCGAGCAAGGCCCTCGACGGCGTGGGGAAGTCGGCCGGCAAGGCCGGTGACGACATCGAGAAGCACTCCTCGAGGTCGGGGGCCGCGCTGTCCAAGCTGGGGGGCATGGCCGGAACCGTTGCGGCAGGGGGGGTTCTCGCCCTCGGTGCGGCCGTCGTGCAGGGCACCAAGGATGCGGCGTCGTACCAGAAGCTCGCTGACCAGACCGCGGCAGTGCTCAAGTCCACCGGCAACGCTGCGGGCACCACCGTGCCGCACGTGCAGAGCCTCGCCGGCTCCCTCGAGTCGCTATCGGGGACCGACGAGGAACTGATCATCAACTCGCAGAACGTGATGGCGACGTTCACGGGGATCCAGAACAAGGCCGGCGCGAACAACGACGTATTCGACCAGGCCACCAAGGCGGCACTGAACCTGTCGACCGCGATGGGTTCGGATCTGCAGGGCGCCACCGTGCAGGTGGGGAAGGCGCTCAACGACCCCGTGAAGGGGATCACCGCACTGTCCAAGGTCGGCGTGTCTTTCACGCAGCAGCAGAAAGACCAGATCAAGGCCATGGTCAAGAGCGGCGACACCATGGGCGCACAGAAACTCATCCTGGCCGAGCTGAACAAAGAGTTCGGTGGCGCCGCGGAGGCGGCGGGCAAGGGGTTCGCCGGCTCGATGGCACGCGCCCAGGATGCCGTCGGGGATGCCTTCCGCGCGGTGGGCACCCTGCTCCTGCCGGTGCTGACCAAGTTCGCCGATTGGATTGCCACCAAGGGCGTTCCGATGCTGATGGAGTTCGCCCACAAGGTCGAGCCGTGGATGCCGGTCATCCAGTCGGTGGCCCACTTCCTCGGCACCGTCCTGGTGGCCGCACTCAAGGCCGTCTGGGCCGTGCTGACCAACGTGGTGTTCCCCGTGATCGGCAAGCTGGCTCAGGTGTTCATGGCCACGGTGGGCGTGATCCTCAACGGTGCGGCCAAGGCGTTCGGCTGGGTGCCGGGCGTGGGTCCGAAGCTGCAACAGGCAGCCAATGACTTCAACGGGTTCCGCGACCAGGTGAACCGCTCCCTGGCCGGCATCAAGGACAAGGACGTCAACATCTACATCCACCAGCAGGTGCTCAAGACCGCCGGCGGGCAGAGCGTCTACTCGGGTGCCGGTAACGTCCGCGAGTCCCGGGTGCAGCTGCGAGCCACGGGTGGTCCCGTGGTGCAGGGCCACCCGTACATCGTCGGCGAGCAGGGCATGGAGTTGTTCGTGCCCAAGTCGAACGGGTTCGTGGTGCCCAATGACCGGCTGCTCGGCGCATCGCGGGCCGGAGCTCCCGCACTGGGCGGCGGCCAGGTGGTCAAGGTCTACGTGACGCAGCCCCTCGGGACGCCGGACGCCATCGGCCGCGCCGTGCGGGATGCGTTGGCGCGCAGCGGCAACCGCGGCTACGGGTTCGGCGGGGCCTGACCCGTGGCGCTGCTCACCGGCATCTCGGTCTGGCTGAAGTTCGACGGGGTGAACTGGACCGACGTGTCGTCATGGCTGCGCGATGTGGTCACCATCGAGCAGGGCCGGGCCACGGAGTTCGACGAGGTCGGCCCCGGCAAGATGGAGTTCACCCTCGCCAACCCGGATGGCCGGTTCATGCCGGACAACACCGCCTCGCCGTACTCGCCGAACGTTCGCGAGGACATCGAGGTATGGATGGTGATCCGGCGGGGCGCCTCCTCGTGGACGCGGTTCCGCGGCTGGGTCAAGGCGTGGGAGCCAGAGTTCCCCGGCGAGCTGGCCATGATGTCCAGGGTCAAGGTGTCCTGTGTCGACACCCTGGGCCTGTGCGCCACGCGCAAGGTGGAGTCCTGGTGGGTGCAGGGCGCCAGCTACTGGGCCGGGACCGTTGGTACGCGCTGGGACTCGATCGTCATGCGCGGCAACGGGGAGGCCGCCACCTACCTGCTGAACCCCACCTCGAGCCCGGCGCCGATCGCCCGCGCCCGGGTGTTCACTGCCGTGGGTGGTGTCGGCGCGCTGTCGTTCGGTGATGCCGAGGGCCTGTCGGTCGAGGGCGCGGCGACGTTCAACCCGACGTCCAACTTCAAGGGCTCCACGATCCGCGTCGACACCGCGGGCGGGCAGCGGTGCCTGCAGTTCTGGCTCAGGGTGCCGCAGAACGACCAGGTCTCGACGGGTTTCAAGGACGTGCTCGCCTTCCGCAACTCCGGCGGCACGCTGCTCATGCTGCTGTCGCTGACCAACAACGCCGGCGAGACCGACCTGAACTTCTACACCGGCGGGTCGACGTTCGCCGGCACGCTCGCGTTCGGCGCCCGCACCACCCGGTGGCTGCGGATCTCACTGCTGACCCATACCGGGGCACCCACCACCACCGACGCCTACTGCGACGGCGGAGGCCTGAACGGCGGGGGATTCCTCACCATCCCGCTGGACCTGCGAGCCTGCACCAGCTTCACGTGGGGCGGTGGCCTCGGCCGGGTTCCACAGATGAGCGTGGCCGGCATCTCGCTGGCCGGACTGGAGACGGCCGCGATCCCTGCGGCCAACGGCCTGGTCGGCGCGCCGGCCGGGACGCTGGCGAACCGGCTCAACGGGTGGGCATGGACCGTCCCCGGTGGTCTCGCGGCGTCCGTCGGGTCGGCCACCTCCGATGCCACCCTGACCGGCACGGCCCACGGCCGGACCTCGCTCGAGGTGGGTCAGCAGATCGCCCGCACCGGCGGCGGCCTGCTGTGGTGCCGGCCCGGTGACCGCCAGCCCCGCTACTACGCCTCGGACGTCTGCTACCCCACCACCCCGCTGGTGACCCTGGATGCCGAGGGCGACCTCAAGGGCGCGCCGTCGCTGCGCCGCGGTGTCGACTCCCGGCCGACGCGGGTGCAGGTCGACTACCCGGCCGGCTCGGGCCTGGCCATCGACGCCGCGGCCGAGGCCGGCGCCTTCGGGCAGGTCCGATCGACGTCCGTCTCGACCCTGGCCACGTCCTACACGCAGGCCGAGGCCATCGGCGCGGCCCTGCTGGCCCGCTCGGCCGGGGGCCTGCGGATCACGCAGGTGACCCTCGACCTCGAGGGCTCGGTCACCGACCACGTGCCGGCGCTGTTCGACGAGAGCAGCCCCAGCGCAGGGCTGTTCCCGACGCAGACCATCGGGATTGCGCTGCCCGCCAGTCACTTCACCCCAGCGACCCGGGGCATGAGTGTGCAGGGCTGGACCGAGACCTACCCCCTCGAGCAGGACGAGCCCTGCACGATCACCTTCGACCTGAGCCCGGCGACGAACGTCGTCTGGCCGCCGGACGTCGGCGGTGTCGGTGGGGGTGGCGGTGGCGGCGCGGGTGGCGGTGGCGGCTCAGCGCCGACCCTGGCGACCGTCGGGTCGAGTTCCTACGCCGTCTCTGCCGTCAACCCGACGGATGCCACCAACCCGGCCGGCGCCGGATACCCGGGCGCGCGCGGCGTCGATCAGCTGGTCATCTACCAGAGCCCCCTGACCGTCACGGCCACCAATCAGTGGGGCGTCGAGGTCACCCTCGATGGAGCCGGCGTGGTGACCGCGGTCAACGACCGCGAGGTGAGCGGGTCGACGACGGGGACCACCGTCCCGGCCGCACCGGGGAAGGTGCTGTCGGGTCACGGTGCCGCGGCGTCCTGGCTGCGCACGAACGCGACCGTGGGTGTCACGGTGGTCCTGTCCGGCGGGGGCACCGCGGGCGGCGGCGGCACCGGCACGGTGCGGCCCACGCTGTCCGGGCTGCCTTGGTACAACGGTGTTTTCGACAACACCAACGCGAGCACCGCCAAGGTCGATGCGTTCGCGGCGATGTCGACGCGGCCCATCGACGTGGTGGACGCGCACCCCGACTGGGTGGATCTGCCCGGCGGGACCGGCAAGGACTGGTGGTATGCCGCGCACGTCGGTCGTGGCTACAACATGCAGGTGTCGGCCCCACTGGTGGACACCTCGATCAGCGTCTCGGGGGCCTCCGCCTGGGGCGCCTGCGCGGCGTCCATGGTGGCGGCCGGCTTCACCAAGGCCTACTACCGGCCCGGGCTCGAGATGAATCTGTCGGGCAAGCCGGACAGCTGCACCGACGCCAACTTTGCTACGTGGAAAACGCGTTTCATCGAGGTGGCCAACGCCATCCGGACGGCCAGTCCTTCCGCCCGGATCATCCTGTGCCTGAACGAGGGCCTCGGCTCGGGTGCACTCAGCACCGCCAATCAGGCCGCCCTGGCAACGGATCTCGCCGCCTATTACGACGTGCTGGCGGTCGACTACTACGACCAGTGGGAAGCGATCCTCAACTCGACGCAGGCCGCTGCGCGCTTCGGCGACTCCACGACCTTCGGCACGATGAACTACTGGCTCGCCCGCGCCCAGGCGCTCGGCAAGTCCTTCGCGTTGCCGGAGTGGGGCGTCTCGTCCGGCTCCCAGTGGGCCGGGCACACCGGTGGCGACAATGCCTTCTACATCAACTACGTCCTCGACTGGTGCGCCACCAACTCGGCCACCGTCGAGTTCGTCTGTTACTTCGAGGAGCCCGCGGCCTACCTGAAGTCCGACATCACCACCACGGCCACAAACCCCAACTCCCGCACCGCATACCGCACGAAGATCGCGCAGTACGCCACGGGGACCGGGACCGGCGGCGGCGGCACGGGTGGCGGCACGGGGACCGCCTACCCCTCCAAGGTGGTGGCGGCCTACAAGAAGATCTGGTCGAGCGACTCCCCGGTGACCGGTGTGCCGGCCGGGGCGACCGAGATCCGCCTGTCCTTCGGGCAGAACACCCCGCCATCCCTGGTCGGGTTCACCAGCGCCGGGCAGGCCTCGTTCATGGCCTCGCTCGCATCGCGGCGGGCCGCGGGCCAGCGGGTCATCCTGTCCCTGGGCGGCTCCGGCGGCGCCATCGACATCTCGCAGCGGTCGAGCATCCTGTCCGGTATCGCCGCCATCAAGGCGCAGCTCGAGGC